AGAGATCGCCGAAGTGGTTCTGATTGCAGAAAAGAAAAGTAATAAAGATCCGCGAGCTGCTTACGGTGCTATGCAAGATACTATGACGGACATTATCAGAAGCTTTCGAGATATACCAGCCCGCCATATTTACTTTACTGCCAAGGCTGAGAAAGCTGCTGACGAGACCGGCAAGATCTTGTACTCACCAAGTATGCCTGGCAACAAGACGGGCCAGTCTCTTCCGTACTTCTTCGACTTAGTAATGGCGTTGCGGGTTGAGATGAACGACGAGGGCGAGAGCCAGCGGGCCTTGATGTGCGATTCAGATAGCTCATGGTTGGCGAAGGATCGCTCTGGGAAGCTGGACAAATGGGAAGCGCCGAATCTTGGAGAGATCATTACCAAGATTGGTGGCACTAAATGAGTCACGACATCGAGCATCTAGTCCGTTTGTGGGTGTCTAGCAAATTAGCAGAAGCCGATGCTATACAAAAGCGCAGGCGTTTTGAGGATTTAATTGTAGAAGCCCTTGAGATTCCAGAGTCTTTGGATGGTACGGAGAACTTTGACATAGGGCAGTACAAGCTTAAGATCGTTGGCCGGCTCAATCGTAAGATTGATGCAGAGAAGTTGGCGGAGATTGCTAAGGAGTATGGTCTGTCTGACCACCTTCAAAGCCTATTCCGTTGGAAAGCAGAGATGAATGTAACAGCATGGAAATCAGCAGCAGAAGCAATTACCCGCCCACTTTTGGACGCGGTGACAACCGAGCCGGGGAGACCTAGCTTTTCAATTCAAATTAAGGAGCAATAAAAATGGCCTCATTAGATGAAACCTTTGAACTAAGCAAGATGCCACAGCCATCAAACTCGTTTGAGCCATTACCAGAAGGTTGGTACGAGGCAACGATAGCTGGCGCTGAAGTTAAGGCCACGAAGTCTGGGACCGGCAAGTACATTGCAGTTCGCTTTGACATCACTGGCCCGACACACCAAGGCCGTGTTGTATTCACGAATATAAATATTCGCAACGAAAACCCAGGCGCTGAAAAATTTGGCAAGGAACAATTTGCTGCGATCATGCTAGCTGTTGGACTTGATCAGGTTACTGATTCAGACCAGCTTATTGGCGCCAGAATGAAGATTAACCTTGGCATTGAGACCAGTAAAGAGTATGGGGATAAGAATAAGATCAAGTCTTACAAGGCGTTAGATGGAGCTATGCCGGCAGATATATCAAAGGCTGCAAAGAGTGGGAGCACCCCTCCTTGGACAAAGAAGTAAAATAACGGAGACCCTGCCCGAAAGGGTGGGGTTCATTATATGAAAATCCCAGAACCAATTAATTCATTATCTGCCCTGATTGACAAAGCTCACGAGGATCGGCAGGAGCCTCCGCGCCCCCACCTTGGGGCATCTCTTCTGGGCCATCCATGCGATAGATGGTTATGGCTATCCTTTAGATGGTCAGTAATCGAGAAGTTTCCGGGAAGAATCTTGCGCCTTTTCCGGCGCGGCCAGAATGAGGAGGCGCAGATCTTAAGCGATCTGAGGTCCATAGGCATAAACATAGTATCAACTGGTGATGCTCAGAGCCGGGTTGATTTTGGATCTCACGTATCTGGTAGCCTGGACGGTGTGATTACACATGGAGTCCCTGAGGCGCCAGCAAAGAAGCACATAGCCGAGTTCAAGACACACTCCAAGAAGTCATTTGATGATCTAGTTAAGTCTGGTGTTGAGACAAGTAAGCCCGCGCATTTCATTCAAATGCAGGTCTATATGCTGGGCAAGAAGATTGACCGGGCATTATATGTTGGCGTATGCAAGGACGATGACCGCATCTATACCGAACGAGTTCGTCTTGATAAGGCGGTTGCGGAGAAGGCTGTTGCTCGTGGGGTCAGAATCACGATGCTGGACCGTATGCCAGAGCCATGTGCTGGAGCTGCACCAGACTGGTATCAGTGTAAGTGGTGTCCGGCGCATAAGTTCTGCCACGACACTAAGCTCACCAAGGAGGTCAACTGTCGCACCTGCGCCCACTCTACGGCTACGCCAGAATCGAAATGGACTTGTGCTAGGTATGACAACATTGAACTGGCGGTAGAGAATCAGCGCACTGGCTGCAACTCTCATGTATTGCACCCAGACCTTGTGCCGTGGGATAGGGTAGATAGCGACAACGCACACGAGGCTGTCTATATCATTGACGGCAAGCCCGTGAAGAATGGTGCCGCCGATTGCAACAGCTTCACAAGCCGAGAGATGGTAGCAAACCCCAGCGCCTGCGCCAATCCTACTCAAGATATTATTGATACACGAATGGAAATGGATGCGAGGATTGTAGGATGAGTGATGCAACGCTAAGGGATTATCAGCGGCGGGTTCTTGACGATCTTGATAAATGGTTTGGGACCAGCAAGCTCAAGCACCCGTGCATTGTACTTCCAACCGGCTCTGGCAAGAGTCACATCATTGCTTCGTTCTGCAAGGAAGCGATACAGAGCTGGCCTAGCACCAAGATCCTGATGCTGACACACGTTAAGGAACTGATTGAGCAGAATGCTGCTAGGATGCGTGAGCACTGGCCTGATGCTCCGATGGGGATCTACTCATCAGGCATGGGACTGCGCCAACTGGGGCAGTCAATCACATTTGCTGGGATACAGTCTGTTAGGAAGAGGGGGAATGAGATTGGTCATGTCGATCTAATCATTATTGACGAGTGCCATCTTGTAGGTCACAAGACTGAGGGTGGGTATCGGACGCTGATAGATGTCCTGACTGCGATCAACCCAAATCTGCGGGTCATAGGCTTGACTGCCACGCCCTATCGTCTGGGGCATGGGGTTATCACTGACAAGCCCGCCATATTTGATGAGCTGCTGATGTCTGTTGATATACCTGAATTGATACACAAAAAGTTCTTGGCAACACTGAAATCTAAAAAGACTAAAGCCGAGCTGGATGTATCTTCAGTTCACAAGCGTGGCGGGGAGTTCATTGAGAGTGAGCTGCAGTTTGCAGTTGATACCGATTTACAGAATTCCAGGGTGGTGACTGAGGTACTGGAGATGGCTGGTGACAGGCGCTCTTGGCTATTCTTTTGCTCTGGCGTAGAGCACTCTAGGCATATTGCTGATGAGCTTAATCGGCGTGGTATTGTGGCTGAGGTGGTTACTGGGGAGACCCCCAAGAAGGATAGGGCTAGAATCTTGGAAGATTTCCGCAGTGGAAAGATCAGGGCGCTGACCAATGCCAATGTTCTGACCACTGGATTCGATCATCCAGACCTTGACCTGATTGCAATGCTGCGCCCAACCATGAGTGCCGTGTTATACATTCAGATGGCAGGTAGGGGGATGCGGCCTAAGCTCCACACCGATCATTGCTTGGTGCTGGACTTTGCTGGGAATGTTGCCCGCCATGGACCAATCACCAATGTGGCGCCACCAGAAAGGGTGTCTGAAGGTGGTGGCGTACCGCCAGTTAAGGTATGCCCGGAGTGCCAGGAGTTTGTGCATCCGTCTACTAAGATCTGTCCGTCATGTGAGTATGTTTTCCCAGAAAAGGAAAAGCCAAAGCTAAAGCTCCGTAACGATGACATCATGGGGCTGGATGGAACTGATATGGCGATTGAATCATGGTTGTGGTGCGCTCATACTGGCAAGCAGTCGGGCAAGGATATGCTTATGGTGAGGTACTATGGCAGGGGCATATCAGATCCAATTGTGAGCGAGTACCTTTGCATTGCCCATGATGGATACGCTGGAGAAATAGCTCGTAAACTGCTGATGAAAATATACTGGGATTCTAGGCGTGTGCCATATTACGAGCATGAGGTGGGCGATGACATGGAGAAGAACTCTGTATTCTTGAATAAATTAAAGCCCCCGAAAAAGATAATATTCAATCGGGACGGTAAGTTTTTTAGAGTTACCGAAAGGAGCTGGGCATGAAGACAGAACATGAGGAGCAGCGCGAACTGGTGCAATGGTTTAGGCGTAATATAACAGTTCGGATATTCGCCATACCAAATGGTGGCGCTCGGTCTGCAGGTACTGGCGCCAGGCTCAAGGCTGAGGGTGTTAGCTCTGGGGTACCGGATCTGTATATCCCTGCGTGGAACCTATGGATTGAGATGAAGCGCGAGAGTGGTGGAACGGTAAGCGCAGCACAAAAGGACTGGATCGAATACCTAGAGGGTATTGGTCACACTGTGATTGTGGCCCACGGAAAGGATGCCGCCATTGAGAGTATCTGTAAGTTTGTTGCAGAATTCAAAGAGGATGAGTTCTTTTAATACCGCTCCTCATACCGGTATTTACCCTGAAACCCATCACCTATAGGGTTTATGATACCGCTCTTCATACCGCTCTAATACCGCTCTGGGGAAAATGGGGACAAAAAAAGAGAGCCGGTAGCTGGAGGGCGCGGCTCTCTGTACTACAGGCTCTTCTACCAAGAAGAGGTGGTATTATAACAGAGCAGCCTAACAGATACATTTATCTTTTAAGACAATAATTGGTTCTCCCTAGATAATAATACTTGACATTGAATATATTAATAACTAGACTTAGTAAAACAATATAAAAACAGGAGGTACAAAAATGAAAGTTCTACCGGTAACCGCCAAGTTTAAGCCGATGCAACCAAGGGATTCGATCAATAGTCATAACACTGCAGAGGAGAAGAAGTTCTTAAGTAAGATAGGAACCTATGGGGATAATATTCACTTGCCCAAGGGGAGGTATATTGAGATGTATATGCAAGCGATTGAAAAGAGAAACGACTGGGGTCTTATCAATAAAAATGACGTAATAGAACACTGCCGGGATCTTTTAAATAAGGAGAAGAAATGAAATACCTACTCGGAATCTACATGTTACTAATAGCAAGCATGGCGTATGCCGCCTGCCACACAAGCTCTACTTTTATAAATGGAAAGCTTACGGTATGTACTACGTGCTGCTCGGCTGCAGGCTGTAACACAAACTGCGTCTAACAAAATAAGGGATTAAAACAATGGAAGATAATGAACGCTTGGTACCTTACTCAGTCAATCTGACTAAGGGAATGTATGAAGCTCTCAAGAAGGCAGCGGAGCGTAGGCAGGCATCCCGCATGGTACGTGATGCAATCACTATGATATTAGAAGGCCATAGTGAGTTCGATAGCGGCTATAACAAGGGATTGAGGGATGCTGTTGAGATTGTAGATAATGATAAGATAGCAAGCTCAATCTCTTATGAAGGGCAGAAGATAGCTGACATTATTAACGACCAGCTAACGTGTTTGATTAAATAGCCGAGGAGAACACATGAGTACAAGAGAAGAACTTGTGAAGACTGCTAGGGCTGTTGCTGATGCGTTAGAATGTGTGGGCAACACCATTTTTATAGTTAGTAGGAGATAAGCATGAGTGATGATAATGGCGTAGTTGTTATTCGTAACGTACACATAACAGATCCAAATTTTGTGTACATTAATGATGTATCAACCGACATTCTGAGAACATTCAGAAAGATGGGCTGGATTCCTCCAAGTGAGTTGAAGAGGATCAGGAAAGAAGAAGATGCAGCGTTAGACCAATTCCAGCAGGAGAAAGATAATGGATGAGAGACATGAGCATGTAGACCAGGATGAACAAGATGAGCAAAATGCTAAGATAGGGAAGGCGATAATGGATAAAGAGATGCGTGACGAAATAGATGCTGAAGATGAAGATATCTATGGGGATGATTAATTACAATGCAAACCCCTGCTGCTGTTAAGGCGCTAAGACTGGCGGCTGGCCTTACTCAAGTAGAGCTAAGTCTGTTAACTAAGATATGTCCAGTTACTATCCATGAAGCTGAGACTGGTTGGCGCATGATGGGTGGCTATGACTGGATACTAATGCGCTTTGTATGTAATCAGAGAATAGATAAGTTCAAGGAGGAGTCATGAACAAAGAAGAATACAGAAAGGCTTTTGAAGCTTTTAATACTGCTAGGATTGCTGCTGATGTCGCTAGGAATGAGGCTAGGGCAACTACTAAGCGCATTTATAATGCCTCTATTAATGATGCTTGGGCTGACTTTGTCCTTGTTGAGGATGCTTATAATGCTGCTAATGCTAATGCTTATAATGCTTGGAGGGTTGATGCTAAGCCCAAGGAGGATGCGTGAGTGATTATAGGCTAGAGGTAAGAGTAAGGAATGCAAATATCCTACGCCTAATGGAATCACGTGGAATCGAGTCTGTGGCGGAACTTTGCAGGAACGCCGGAGTCTGCAACGCGACATTTGGTGCGATTATTAATCTCAAGAAAGCCCCAGTCACTAGGAAAGATGACTGGCATCCGATAGTTCTGAAGGTTTGCGAATATCTCCTAGTGATGCCCTCAGACCTGTTCTCACATGAACAGATGCAACCTCTTAAAACTAACAAGAGCTTCGTTGATCTGGAGTTTGATGATATATCTCGCATGTTAGATGACCCAACACAAGATCCATCTTTGGGGTTAGAGCATCAAGATGCGGCGGGTGCAATTAGCACTGTATTAGAAACGCTCACAGAACGGGAGCAGCAAGTTATAAACCTTCGGTTTGGCCTCGATGGAAAAGAACACAGCCTACTGGAGGTGGCTAATATATTTGGAGTGACCCGCGAAAGGGTTAGGCAGATCGAAGCAAAGACGTTGAGGAAGCTGCGTTACCCAGCGAGATCACAACCGCTACTCCTAGCTATTGACCCAGAAGAATTTGAGAAGAGGGAAGAGAGGATAAGAGAGCGTGAGCGTTG